CAAAACAATCTTGGTGTAATTAATGGCATTAAAATTCGATTACGATATTGTAAGCAATCTTTTAATTTCTTTAGGTTACAAAAATCTAAAGAAAATGTCCTCTACTAAAATTGCTGTTCTTACAGATGAGAACAGAGTTAAAGTTTTAGAGAACATTGAAAATAAAATTAAAGGTTCTAGATACGACACAAAACCATCTGGCGAATCTTCAGTTGGTCGTGTTATCATAGGACCCATTGCCGTATTAGCAAAACCAGCAGGTAAACAAGGTGGTGCCTCTGCTGGAGTTGGTAATGAATCAATTGTAGTTGATACAATCAATGAGTATACAAAAAAAGGACCAATCAATGTTGTGTTCAAAGGTGGTAATAAATCATTTACAGTCCTCGCTTGTAAGAAAGCAGAACAGGTTGGTGGTGATACATCAAATAGAAAAAAAGCAGACATTAGATTAACAGATTCAAAGGGTAAAATATACCCAATCTCTATTAAAAAAGATGATGCGGAGACTTGGGAATCAGCAGATTCATATTTTAGTAAAGACGCAAAAAATATTATTGATAAAGCAATTAAAGCGAACAAAACAAAATTAGTAAATCAAGGAAGTTATTTCACATTAGAACCTAATATTGCTGTCACGGCAACAACAAAAGAAAAGAAAGATGTTGTTTTTGGTTCAGACTTATCTCCTGACGGTTGTGTGATTACAAAAACATTTACATCAAGGTCATTTGATTTGAAAGGTGATACTCTAACAATTGATTGTTCAAACATCATTACAGAAATGAAAGATGTTAAAGGTGATAAAGATGTTTATTTTTTAATTCGTAATGATAAAACAAGAAAGAGTATTAGAGAGTATCCTGGCATTCGTATTCTCGCCGCATACAAAAAGAGAATCAATAAAAATGTAGTTATTGTAGATAGGTAAACCATGACATTAGATTATTATAATTTGAAAACTATTGTTGAATTAGCAAAAGAAATTGAGAGTGAAGACCCAATTGATTGGTCTAATTTAAATGTAGATAAAGACTTAGCATATAACATTATAGCATCACAAGTTATAGAGTTAATGAAGCAGAGTGATGATATGATTAAAACAACAATGATAGTTAAATTGATTGTTGAAAATTTTGTGTTACATTTGAAGTTACAGAGATTGCAATGAAAGATAAAATGATTCATGCTCATTTGAATGTTGCTAATGAGTATTCTAAACTAAGTCATGCAGTAAGATTAAAAGTTGGATGTGTGATTGTAAAAGAAGATAGAATTATTTCTATTGGTTACAATGGAACGCCATCAGGTTGGGATAATGTTTGTGAAGAAGTTATAGAACAACATGAAGATGGTGGTCAAGTATTGAAAACAAAACCTGAGGTGCTACATGCTGAACAAAATGCAATTGCGAAATTGGCAAAATCTAATGATTCTGGTCTTGGTGCTGATATGTTTATCACTCACGCCCCATGTGTTGATTGTGCTAAACTTATTCTTCAGTCTGGCATTAATAGTGTATTCTATAGAAATGCCTACAGAGATAACACGGGCATTCAATTTTTGGAAAAAGGAAAAGTAAAGGTCGTTCATGTCAAAGATTCATGAATATCAATGTATAAACTGCGATGCAGATTTTAAAATTAAGCACGATATGGACTCAGATTACTGGCATATTGAATACTGTCCATTTTGTGGCGATAAACTAGATGAAGATAATTTCGTAGATGACGAAGATAATTAAAACAGCAGGTATAGACTACTCACTAACATCACCAGCAATTTGTTTTGACAACAAATTTTTCTATCTCGGTAAAGAATTCAAAACCTGGGAACACAAAGGTTGGCAATTCGAATCTACCAAATATCCCACATACGAATGCGAAGAAGAGCGACACCACAAGATTTCATTGTGGGCAACAGGCATTATCGTTTCATCTAATATAGATAGTGTATACATCGAAGACTATGCTTTTGGTGCTAAAGGAAGAATTTTCAACATAGGAGAAAACACAGGACACTTAAAATACGAGTTGTGGAGACAGAGAGTTAAATTTTCAGTAGTAGCGCCAACACAAGTAAAAAAGTTTGCTACAGGAAAAGGTAACGCAGATAAACAAGCAATGTTTGACGCTTTTACCAAATTGGTGAAAGTAAATTTACAGGATGCCTTTGAACATAAAATTCTAAAGAATCCTGTAACCGACATTATTGATGCGTATTACATTAGTAGATACGGAGAATCAATAAACAAAGGAGAAGTAGATGGCCAGAAGACCAGTGAAGCAACAGGTAGAGCAAGACCAACCAACGCAACAGAGTCCACAGAAAAGGGAAACAAACCCAAACGCACTAAGAATAAAGATTGACCATCTAAAAACATTCGAACCTCTTACAGAAAACCAACGAAAATTTTACGAGGCATATAAGAGACAAGATTATTTTATCGCATTACATGGAGTAGCAGGAACAGGCAAAACATTTATTGCACTATACAAAGCACTTGAAGAAGTCTTAGATAAAGCAAACCCATTTAATAAAATCATTGTTGTTAGGTCATCAGTTCAATCTAGAGATATGGGGCACTTACCTGGAGATGTTGATGAGAAGATGAGTATCTTTAGACAACCATATCAACAGATTTGTCACACTCTATTTGGTAGAGGAGATGCTTATCAGAGACTAGATGAACAAGGGCATATAGAATTTATTAGCACATCATTCATTCGTGGTATGTCATTTGATGATGCTATCATCATTGTAGATGAAATGCAGAATATGAATTTTGAAGAAATTGATACTGTAATGACCCGTGTTGGTTATCGCTCTAAGATTATTTGGTGCGGAGATTACAGGCAAACAGATTTAAGAAAGAATAATGATAAATCAGGAATTTTAAAATTCTTTGATATTGCAAAACATATGAAATCATTCACTAGAATTGAATTTAGCGCAGACGATATTGTGCGTTCATCATTGGTGAAAGATTATATTTTAGCAAGAATGCATTACGAAGATACAGAGGAAAACTTATGAATTACTATCAGGGAGAAGTTATAACTGAACCAAATCGTTGGGAGCAAGTTGTCAAGTTTTGGAATGTTTTTTCTATGGATAGAATTTGTGGTGTGTATTTGATGATAAGTTATCTATACGAACAACATAATGTAAGAATGGTTGCCAATGAAGAGTTTAAATATATTTGCGAGAGACTACACAGCAATATGGCAGAAGTATATCAGTCAAAAGAAAATTCTTTTCCATTTACAGAATTAGTTGACAAAGAAAAGTTAAAGAGTTATAATACAGCGTTGATAGAAGAATACCCAAAACTTTTGCGTTATAGAGCAGAAGTATGGTATGAGAAAAAAACAGGACAAAAGTTAAATGAGTAAAAAATACGATGCACAAGTGATATTACCCTTCATCACCGCAATTGCTTTATCGGCGATTGCGGCGTTTTATTCTGTCATTGGTTTAGCACAGATATTTCCTGGTTCATTCTGGCCAGTTATCATAATGGGTTCTGTCCTCGAGGCATCTAAACTTGTAACCGTTTCTTGGTTGTATAACAATTGGAAAGAAACGGCACGAATCATGAAATACTATTTTGTGATTGCCATTATTCTATTGATGGGCATAACATCAATGGGTATCTTTGGTTATCTATCGAAAGCACACTTAGATTCAAATGTTGTTATAGGTGCCAATAGTGTTCAGTTAAAAACATTAGAGACACAAGAGAAGATTGCTAAAGAGCGTTTGAATTATCTATTACAGAGAGCAGGTGACCCTGCCACAGCATCAAACAGAATCGATAGACAGATTCAAGAAACTCAATCAGAGTTGAAAAGAATTGCCAATGAAAAACTTCCTTTAATGTCGGAAGAAAATAAACTAACAGCAGAGATTGGTCCTATCAAGTATATTGCTGAGGCAATGTTCGATAAAGAGGACCCATCATTCATTGATAAGGCAGTTAGATTAGTTATCTTTACAATCATTATTGTGTTCGACCCCCTCGCAATTTTATTATTGATTGCCGCAAATCAAACGCTGAGAAAAAATGTAGAAAACGAAGAGAGAGCAATACAGGCATCTTTACCGAAGAACATGAGAGCGGTTCATGTGAACGATATTGTTGAACCTGTTATGGAACAACCAGTAGAAGAGATTACTGAAGAGGTTGAGCAAACGCCAGTTAATCCAACGAGAGTATGGAATAAGTTTAAATCATTTAGTGAAACGATTCGCAGACCATCGCAGTTGAAGAAAGACGAAAACTAATATTTCACAATGTGAAATGACTATAAAATAGAGTAAAATAGAGTCGGATTTTGCTCATTTTTGACCTAAAAACTACGATTCCGCACTCACTTTCCACTTAAAAATCAAGCACTTACAAGACACTTGACAAATTTCAAAAATTATGTTAGACTGAGTATGTTAAATTAAATAGGAGTTGTTATGCTTAGAATTGAAAAACTAGCGAAGCGAGATACCGCTATGCTCATTGAAGAAAACGGCAAAAAAGTCAAGGTCTATGGACTACCATTTAGGGTTTCAGGTAAACCACTAAAAGGTGATGGAACAATTTCAAATGTTTCCATTTGTCAATTTTTTGCTACAGAAAAACAAGCACAAGAATTTTTTGCTAGGGTAGAGTTAGAATGGAAAGGGGTGTTTTGATGTGTCCTATCACTAAAATGAAAGTATTTTTTGCCAATTGGTCATCTACTATCGGATGGTTCTTGCTCATCATTGCAGGAATCTTTTGTCTTGTCACACCATCGTTTGCGGCAGATAAACAACAATTGTATGAGCAGAGATGCTATGAAGTTTTTAATGAAAAGCGTGGTGAATTCGCAAGAATCGGTTCAACATTCGGAACACTAGCGACACTTGGTAGAACAGGTGATGCCGCCACACTCGCCGCTATCGCTGGTCCTGTTATTGGTGCCAGAGTTGGTGAGCGTGTTGGTCCTGCAATTGTGGGGCAACAAGGAACATATAATACACAATGCATTTATATTCCGGTGGTCAAATGAAACTGAGGGTATCTGAAGAAAAAGGATTTGCTCTTGATGTTGACGATATAACATATCATCCATTAACCAACAACATTCAGTTGAGAGTTGAATCTTTAAAAATGGAAGATGTTGGTGATGAATTGATTGCCGTATTTGAGGGTGCCGAGAAATTTTGTAAAGTATACAAAACAAATAATATATTTTATGTTCTACTGCAAGAAGTGAAAAACATTACTACAGTTCTTTTCAGTTCGGAAATCATGGCGATTGAATATGCCAAAAAAATTACAGAAACTACTTGACAAAAACACCAAGGCTACATATAATTGAACTAATTAAATTTTAGAAAGATACAGTATGATTCTTGTAGACTTGAATCAGGTTATGATTTCCAACCTGATGCAACAGATTAATTCACGCACCGATGTTGAATTGTCGCCAGACTTAATTCGCCATATGGTGTTCAATGCGCTTAGGTCATACAAAGTTAAATTCGGCAAAGAGTTTGGTCGAATGATTATTTGTTGTGACAACAAAGACTACTGGCGCAAAAAATATTTCCCTTATTACAAAGCAAACAGAAAGAAGAACAGAGATGAATCTGGATTCGATTGGAATCTCATTTTCGAATGCTTGAATACAATTAAGAGAGAGATTAAAGAATACTCTCCATATCTTGTTATTGAGATTGAACATGCAGAGGCAGATGATATCATCGGAACAATATCGCACACAGTAAGAGAAGAACCTATTCTTATTCTGTCTGGCGATAAAGACTTTCAGCAGTTGCAAATCTACGATAACATTAAGCAATATTCACCTATTCTAAAAAAGTTTGTTACTTGTGATAATGCGGAAACATTTTTGATTGAGCATATTATTACAGGCGACAGCGGTGATGGAGTTCCTAATATTCTATCCGATGATGATGCTATCGTTAGTGAAGATAAGAGGCAGAAACCAATTCGCAAAGATAAAATTGCAAAGTGGGTTTCAGACTTGGATAGTCTATTGAATAGTGTTAATCGAATCAATTATGATAGGAATAAAAAACTTATTGATTTGCGTGAAGTGCCTGATGAAATCAAACAGCAAATTCACAGCAAATACAATGACAATCTAATTGAAGGTGGTCGTGAAAAATTGTTAAATCTTTTCATTGCGAAAAGAATGAAGATGTTGATAGAAGTTTTAGAGGAGTTTTAAATGAAAATTACTTTGTTACCTTGGTGGGCAATGTTGATTGCTATTATTTTAGTAGCACTCTTCATCATTGGTTTCCCTTGGGCAATTGTTTGGTCAATCAATACATTGTTCGCCTTGTCAATTCCTTATACATTAGAGACATGGCTGGCGGCCTCAGTTCTCGCTTATATCTTTGACAAGAGCATTACAATCAAAAAGGCTAATTAATGATTGAAAAAATTTATTTAGATATGGATGGTGTGATTGCCGACTTTGATAAGCGTTGGTTTGATGTTTTTGGTCGAACACCACTAAAGTCTAGAGATAAAAAAGAATTTAGTGGTGATTGGGAAAATTTTATCAAAGACAAGAACTTTGAAAAACTTGATTGGTATGAAGGTGGAGAAGAACTACTATCTTATATTAGAAAGTTGAATGTTCCTGTTGAAATTTTATCATCAAGCGGTGGTAAGAAATTTCATAGTGAAGTAGAAACACAAAAGAAAGTTTGGTTAAAGAAAAACGGCATCGCATACAAACCAAACATTGTAGCAGGTCGTAAACTAAAAGCAGAGTATGCATCACCTAAAGTTGTATTGATTGATGATACGCCAGATGTTATTGATGGATTCACAAGAGCAAACGGCAATGCAGTATTGCATAAGAATGCGAAAGATACAATTGAGAAGTTAAAAAAATTAGGTTTATGATTAAGTGGTTGAAGTATTCTGGTGTGTGGATTACAGTTGTTGTTAATCCACTTCACTGGCAGATGACAGCAGACACAATTAGACCAGATGAACTAAACCCTAAGCTTTATGGGGTTGTAGTGAATCTAGGTCCTATTGTAATTCGTATAATTATAGATGACGGGAGTTGGTAATGAGTATAGAACAAGTAGTGTTAGCTACAGTTGCTTGGCTTGTAATGATAGTGATTGTATACAGGCATAGCGGATTTGAAAAAATTCGTGATTGCTATTTGATGTGGTCTAAAAAAGAATATTGGACAGATTACAACACAGTAGAATTTCTTTCTTGGACAGCAAAGGCAGTCATTATTGTTCCTGGTTTGATTTTCGGTATTCAGATTTGGTGGTTGTATTTTTTAACACTAGCAACAAGTCTAACATTGATTTGGGCAAGTAACAAAAAATTGTTACCGACACTTGTAGGTTTCAATACACTATGGGCCTGGATTAGTTGTATGGTATTGGCACAGCATTTGATTGGATAGTATGTTTTTTAAAATTATAGATAAAATTCAGATAGGCATTGAAGATACTCTTTTGTGGGCAATAAGAGATTATCAATCTCATCCGCTTAGATTTTTAATTGAGATATTGGCATGGATTCTCAGCATTGGTTGTTCCATTACAATGGCACTAACTGTTCCAAATCCTCCTCTATTGATTCTTTATCCAGTTTGGATTGCCGGATGTGCGTTGTATTCTTGGGCGGCATGGAGTAGAAATTCCTTTGGAATGCTTGCAAATTATTTGTTATTGACTACAATAGATACTATTGGTTTGATTAACATGATGGTGAAATAAATGATTAAAATTGAGACAGGCGTTGAATTGCGTTTTCAAGATGCGGCGGTCATTGAAGTAGTTCCTAGTGACCCCGATTTCAGCGATGATAATTTTGGCGAAGTATTTTTGCGTGACCTTGTTCGTAACTATATAAATGATGTAAAAGGTTTTGGTGATGATTCTATCAAAGAACTGAATGATATCAAATCTGAATTTGAATCTTGTCTCAGAATAATTGTCGATGCCATCTTGAAAGAATCTAATCCAAATACAAAATTTTCTTGTGTTGTTGAAGAAGACCCTGAGACAGGAGAAGCAATCATTCAATTACCTGAAGAAAAAATGAAAGAGATGGACTGGCGTCCTGGTGATTCAATACAATATAAATTAAACGAGAATAAACAAGTCGAAATCAGAAACCTATCTAGAGAGCAAAGGCAACATCATGCTAAAGAAGATTGAAGATTATCTAAAAAATCGTGCTGACATTCCAACACCTACAGCAGAAACTTGGAGTGGTTGGCGCCGACATGAAGAAGAGTATAAAAAGAAAGCACCGCTAACACATGCGGTGTTTAACATTACCGATTATATTGATACAAGAATTCATTGGTGGATTATCAATCCTGTAACTGATTTTTTCTACGGCATTCGTTGTCGTTTTATCAGTCGCCCTTGGATGGCAGATTCTAAACTGAATCGCTATAGTTGGATGGATAAAGATACTTTGATTCTTCATGCCAACTTTGAAATACTTGTCAATTATGTTGAAGTTGAACTTTCGACATACGGGTTCGGTCGTAGCACAGATAATAAATTGCTTGAGTTGTGGAATCATATTCCAATTTTGCGTTTCTTCAGACCAGAAACAAAAAATGCTCAACACGGATTGAACTATTTGCGTTGGTGTATTAAACTTGCAAAACCTTGGGCAAAAGATTATGATGAATGTTATGTCGTTGATGGTAAAGTAAAAGAGGGTTCGCAACCTTGGTGTGCAAAAGAGGCACTAGAACTTTATAAGTGGTGGAAAAAGATTCGCCCTAATCGACCTGACCCTCATGATGCGAGTGGTTGGAATCAATACTACAAATCAAAAACAGATAGGGGTATAAGTATTTTTGATGACGAGTATGAAGGTGACAGTCAAGCTAGTGAGATTCATAAGAAATGTTTTGAGATTGAAGAGCAGTATACACAAGAAGATACAGATATGCTCATTCGTTTAATTAAAATTCGTAAATCATTGTGGGTGTAAATATGCCATTATATCTAGTAGAGACAGTTTCAATTTTTCGCCAGCGTTATGTCATCGATTGTAAATCGGCAGAACACGCAAACGATACAGTAGTAATGAATACTACGGGCGGCAACGAAAGTGAGTTTAAAGAATTTTCACAGAAACATGTCGGTGAAGAAATTGTAACCACAAGAGAAATCACAGAGACAGAGGCATTGCAATTATGTGATGAAGATAATGAATACGCTTCCGTGTGGAATGATGAACATAAGAAAAAAGTATTTTTTACTGTTGTTAATTATGGAGATGATAAAGAATGAAATACATATTTAAACAAATTGATACTTATACTCCGTCAGAGATTACGGTAGAATTTACTGCTGATGGATTATCAACAATACTAGAACAGTTTGAATTTTTTCTAAAAGGTTCTGGTTTTCACACACCAGGCACTTTAGATTTCATTGATGATTCCGAGGATTGCCCCAAATTCGAACCTGCCGAAGAACATTATGATGAAGTGAATCACAATCCGTCATACTACGATACCGACAGAAATAAACCATTTCCCACTTTAAAAGAAAATTTCTTGAGTGAAAGATGTTATGTGTGTGGTTTAACTAGAGAGCAATTGGGTAGTTCCACTTGCTTTGATAAGACATGCCCAATATCTTTGAGGTAGCATGATGCCATATGACGAAGATTTTGTAGAACTTGATTTGCTTTGCGCTACACTACAAAGAGATAATTTAGAGTTGAAAAAACGAAACGAAGAACTTCATCACAGAATCTCCGAACTATACAGCAGAATTCGTGAACTTGAGGCACAAGTTTATGGCGGTTCCGTCAAGTGAGAACTTGCATAAATATGTGTATCACATTATTTTGATGATTTAAGGAGATAAAATGCGTTTGAATTTGCATGAAGTTTTGATGGAAGTATCTAAAGTTGAACATAAGGCGGACAAAGTTAAAGTCTTGCAAAAGTATCAAAACAATGTTCCATTAAAAGAACTTTTGAAATTAGCATACGATAAAGCGGCCGAGTTTGATTTACCAGAAGGTGACCCACCATACAAAGCAGACAAAACCGTGCCGGTTGGAATGAGTGAGACAGACCTCTATAATGAATTGCGCCGTGTAAAGCGTTGTTTAAAGGGCGACCCACTACCAAAAATTCGTAAAGAATCAATTTTCATTGAGATTTGCGAAGGTATACATTGGACTGAAGCGGAGTTATTGATTGCAATTAAAGATGGAAAGTTGGCAGATAAATATCGTGGAATGTCACGCATTTTGGTGAAAGAAGCATTTCCTGGTTTACTACCAGAAGAACCAAAAAAATCAGAAAAACAAAAAGAGGAGTAATCCATGCCAGTCACAAAGACAATTCTTGCTAATACACACTTTGAAACCGTTGTGCTATTACAAGGTTCAGGAACAGGTTCAATCGACCTACAGACAGATTGCAAACTTGCTAATGAAACATTACAAGCAACCCAAACAGTTAACATTAACGAAATTGGGCTTGCAGGTCTACAAGCATCATTGACAATCACTAGAAACTCTGAGCAAATTTTTAAATTGTGGGCAGATGGTCAGTTTACGAAGTATGATATCTATTCGAATAATCCACCATTAAAGCGCCAGAATACATACGATATTGATTATAATATGCCAGTCGAAAGCACAGCAATCATTAAGTTGTCTAAAGTAGGCGGCTATGATGGTCCGCCAGGAGTTAATCCAGACCTCTAATTGATACAATTTTTGTGATGTTCCATAAAACAATTACAAAGGAAACATCATGGCAGAAGAAACAGAAGTAAAAAAACCTAGCGAAGACTGGATGCAAAAGAAGTGGCGTCCAGCAATGGGTTGGACATATATGATTATTTGCTTTTTAGATATGGCAATATTTCCAATTCTTTGGAGCATATTACAAGCGACAATGGGGCAATCAATCACACAATGGAATCCTTTAACGCTACAGGGCGCAGGTTTATTTCATGTGGCAATGGGTGCCGTGTTAGGTATCGCCGCATTTGGTAGAACACAAGAGAAAGTGGCGGCCGCCTCTACAGCAACACCACCTCCAGCAGTAACAGGTGCGCCAATGCCAGTTGCAACATCATCACCATTTACGGCGCCGGCAACATCACCCGCACCAACGGTACCTGTAGTTGCGCCACCAGTAGCAAAACCTTTTGCATAAGGAGATAGCATGTTAGACACACTTTTTTGGATAGCAGTAGGTGCTTTTGTTGGTTGGAATCTTCCCCAACCTTTTTGGGCAAAAATGATACAAGAGAAAATACAATCAATCATTGCGAAAAAATAACATGAACGAAAAAACTCCCACCTATTCTTTAAAGAAAAGATTTTTAGAAATATCGTTGGGAGTTTTTTTACTCTCACTTCTACTACTAACCTCAGGTTGCGGTGTGATGCCTCAAAAGCATGATAGCAGTCTAGTTTCCCATTATGTAGAGGCGAGATATGAATTCAGTAGGTTGAATTGTGATAAAAAAGAAGAATGGGACAAAGCATATCAAGCAGTTGCGAAGTTACAAATCTACGCAGATACACGATTAGATAATAACGCCGCCAACATCAAAGCAATCAAGGATAATTTAGACAAAGCAAAAGCGACAAAAAGCACACTGGTCTGCCAGAACTACATTAAGTTAACTGAGCAGAGATTTGAACTATTAGAGAAGGTGTATAGAAACAGATGGTAAACGCAATCGAACAATTACAGGCAATCGCCGTTGGGCAGTCGGTAGAAGCAGAAATCGCCAGACTGATACTAGAATTCCACCTACAATATCAGCGTGGAGAGATTACAAAGGTAGAATATGATTTTCTACTATCAGAGACAGAGGCGATAAGAAAAGAAGACAGCAGAACTTCCGCCGAAAATCTAGTCACAAATGTATTTGAGTTGGGTAAATTATTAGCGTAAGAAGGTAAAAATTATGTTTGATATGGTTTGTGAAGATATATTTCCCACTAAAATCTATAAGTTTCAGATACACGACAACATTATTGATGTGGTAAAAAAACAATTAAATGTGTATCGTATCGAAAATCCCAAGAGTTATGTTAACGAATACTATTGTTCACATATACAGACAAACAAATTGGATTTTACGACAGAGTTAGATTATATTCATACAAAACTATTGCAGTCAATTCGTGCAAATCATACAGGGCAATTATATATTGAAGAATCTTGGGTGAACATCATGCCTCGAAATACTTACTATCATTGGCATCGACATGGCGCCCACGGGTTTGCCGCAATTCTTTATTTGGACAACATTGGTAAGACGATATTCTATGACCCAAGAGCAGGTAATCATAATGGTGATGATGAATACTATATACAAGAAGCAAAAAAAGGTTTGATGATGATA